GATGCCGTCTCGTCTCTGCCGGGCCTGTTCGGGTTGGCATGATCTGAGCCAGCCGTGGCCCCGTGCGTGCGCTAGCCACTTCAAGCGCACCACGGAGGCCCGCTCAAGCCTACCGCGCCCCATGGTCATTTCTGACGATGTTGACGTGGCAAGCCCGATCAGCGGGGAGCGGTTCACAAGCAAGTCCGAGCTGCGCCGGCATTATGTCGCGAACGGCGTCCGCGAGCTTGGCAATGACACCATCAAGCCCCGTGACAATGACGAGGCTGACATTTCCCTTCCGGCGATCGAGCAGGAAGTGGCCCAGGCGTTCAATTCCGTAAGCTAGTCGTCGCGGACTTCAACCGGACGGCGCAACCCCCGACATTCAAATGGCTGACAACGTTGCCGAAGTAACGGCGGACGATGATTTCGACGTGACTGCTGATCTTGCTGCGGCGTTCGATGCCGCGGAGAACGATAGCCAAGCACCGGCAGCAGAGCCGGAAGGCGAAACCGCAGAGCAGGCCGCCGAGCGCGTCAGGGACGAAAAGGGCAGGTTTGCAGCCAAGACCGAGGAGAAGGCTGAGCCGGAGGCAAAAGCCGCTCCGGTAAAGGCTACAGAACCAGCCAAAGCCGCAGAGCAGGTCAAAGCAGAGCAGGCGCCCGTTGTCGATCCGCTCGCGCCAGCAGAGGCCGTCAAGCCGCCCCCGGGCTTCTCTCCTACGGCCAAGGTGGTGTGGAACAAAGAGACGCTTTCCAAGGAGGAATGGGAAGCCGTCAAGCGCGACATCGCAAAGCGCAACGATGAAGTTGACAAGGGTTTTGCCAAGTTCGCGGAATACAAGCCCGTCGAGCGCTTCATGGAGATGGCGAAGCAGTCCGGCACGACGCTGGATCGCGCGCTGGAGAATTACGTCGGCATAGAGCAGGATTTGCGCCGCGATTTTGTCGGCGGCATTGCTCGCATCTGCCAGAACCAGGGCATTTCACCCCTTGCCCTCGCCAACCAGATTTTAGCCCGCAACGGCGTTGCCCCCTCAGAAGGGCAGCAGGGCGATCAACCTCAGGCCCGTCAACCGGCCCCGGTCGATCCGAACGCCATCGTCCAGAGTGTCCGTGAGCAAATTCGAGCGGAGCAGATTCAAGAGGAAGTCAACCGATCCATCAAACAGTTCGGTAGCGACCCCAAGAACCAGTTCTTCGAGAACGTGCGTCAGGACATGACGAGGCTACTTCAGGCCGGCGCAGCCGAGACCCTGGAAGACGCATACGACAAGGCGTGCTGGGCCAACCCAGAAATCCGCAATCTGCTCATCAAACAGCAGACGGTAGCGGCATCAGACACCAGCGCGAAGGCAGCGGCGGCAACTCAGGCCCGCGCGGCGGCCAAGTCAATCACCGGCTCCCCCATCCCGAACGCTTCGGCAAAGGGGCCTGACATCTCAATCGAGGATGAAATCCGTCAATTGATGGACGCCTCCGTTTAATCCCAAAGGAGCCTTAAATGGCATCGCCGAATCTTGGTGAAATCATCACCACGACGCTGCGAAACCGTACCGGCAAAGCTGCTGACTCGGTTTCGAAGAACAACGCACTGCTCAACCGCCTCTTGGAAAAGGGCCGGGTGGATACCGCTGACGGTGGCCGCACCATTGTTCAGGAGATCGAATATCAGGAGAACGGCACGTTCAAGCGGTATGCCGGTTACGACCTCCTGAATATCGCGCCTTCCGACGTTCTGACGGCTGCTGAGTACGACTGGAAACAGGCTGTTGCCGCGATTTCCATCTCGGGCCTTGAGCAGATGCAGAACAGCGGCAAAGAGGTGATGATCAAGTTGCTCGCTGCGCGCATCAAAAACGCTCAGAAGACGCTTCGCAACAACATCGCTCTCGATTGCTACTCGGACGGCACCGCGGACGGCGGCAAGCAGATCGGCGGCCTTCAGGCTGCTGTATCGACTTCCCCGACCTCGGGCACCTATGGCGGCATTTCTCGCTCCGCTTGGGCCTTCTGGCAGAACCAGGCTTACAACGGCCTGACCAACGGCGGCACCGCGACCTCGGCAACCAACATCCAGAGCTATATGAACCAGCTTTGGTACAAAACCACCCGCGGCGCGGACCATCCCGACCTGATCGTGGCCGACAACACCATGTATGGCTTCTATCACTCGTCGCTTCAGTCGATCCAGCGCATCACCTCGGACAAGATGGCTCAGGCGGGTTTCACCTCGCTCAAGTACATGAACGCCGACGTGGTTCTGGACGGCGGTTTCGGCGGCGGTGCTCCGACCTCCACGATGTACTTCCTGAACACGGACTACATCTACCTTCGCCCGCACTCTCAGCGCAATTTCGTTGAAATCGGCGGTGAGCGCGTCAACCCGAACCAGGATGCTTTGGTGAAACTGATTGGATGGATGGGCAACATGACCACCTCCAACATGTTCCTCCAGGGCGTCCTCACGTAAGGAGAATGGATCAATGACTGTCGCAACGTTTCTAACCGTCAATGACGGCATCAATCCGTTCACCGCGGAAGGTCCCGCGGTTGCCGGCTCTGGTGTCATCGTCCCGCAGTTCCGGCTCGGTCACGTCGCCTATGGTGACGCTGAATCCGAGTTCGTCTACTGCAAATACACCTCCGTTTCGAACCAGGTCCTTTCGCCGGGCCTGCTCTTTACGGTGGATGACGACTACACGGCGACCCTGCTCACCACGTCCAACAGCCCGCGCGGCTCGAAGGTCATGGCGTGCTGCGTCGGCATGGGCTACGGCGGCCAGTCGGTGACGACTGTAACCGGCTCGGTCTATTACCTCTGGCTGGCTCGCTCCGGTCAGGTGCCTGTCGCCTACACCACCATGGCAACTGTCGGCAATTTGGCGGAAACCACGGCAACCGGCGGCGCCGCGAACTTCCCAAACTCGGCCACTGTGTCGTCCAAGCTCATCGTGGGCTTGTACATCACCAAGGCCGTGGGCGGCACGTTCACCGCCAACACCACGAACGGCTCCCCGATCTTGACCAGCGTTTCCGGTCTGACGATCGACAGCGGACCGTCGTGGATTGGTTCGACCGTGGCGGGAACGGGCATTCCCGGTTCGACCACGATCTCATCGATCCAGTGGAGCGGCACCAAGGTCGCGAGCGTCACGCTTTCGGCCAACGCGACCGCGACCGGCTCTGCCATCACCATCACCAACTCGCTGGTGGCGCAGGCTCGGTTGATGTGGCCATACGTCGATAAGACGAACTAAGAGCTGAGAGAGATGCCGGGGCGAACCGGCAACCGTTCGGTGCGCGTGATCCGGGCGGTTTAGCTTAAGACGCTTAGAGCGCTCTCTACATCCTGGGCGGCCTTCGGGCCGTCCTTTTCCTTTCCCCTCCATCAACCGAGGACAACATGGCCGAAGGTCACGGACTGCACGTTGAGTTTTATATCGAAGCCGTCAAGCAGGACTTCCTTTCCGAGGAAGCCGGTCGGCCGATCTACAAGGATACCGAATTCGTCAAGATCCTCATTCCTGGGGATAAGAATTACAGCGCTGAGCGCGTTGCAACGCAGGCCGACAAGGAGCGGTTTGCGCTCGAATACGCCCGTTTCAAGAACGGCTTGAAGGAAGAGGAGCAGGCGGTTGGAACGCCGCTGAAGCAGTGGCCGGCGATGTCTCGCGCCATGGCGAAGGAATTTGCAGCGGTGAACGTTCACACGGTCGAACAGCTCGCCAACCTCTCCGATACGGCCAAGCAGGCGTTCGGCATGGGCGCTCTGGAATGGTCCCGCAAGGCGCAGGCCATGCTTGCCAGCGCATCAGGCGGCGCTGAGGCCCAGAAATATGCCGCGGAAAACGAGGCGCTGAAGCAGCGCATTGCCGACATGGAAAAGCAATTCGCGGAGTTGTCGGCGAAGGTCGATAGCGAGAAGCGTGGGCCGGGCCGGCCGCGCAAGACTGAGAACGCCGTTAGCGAACTGACTGAGGCGCTTTAATGTCGATTTTGACGGTCGTTCAGGATGCAATGGCGCTGTGCGGGCAACCCCAGCCGAACAGCGTTGTTTCAAATTCAGATCCGACCGTCACAAAGTTTCTGGCATTTGCGCAAATCGAGGCTGAAACCACCGGCTCGGATTTCAACTGGCGCAATCTGAACATCGCCATGACACTGGTGGGCGACGGCGCGACGACATTGTTCGCGCTGCCGTCCGATTTCGAGCGCATCCTTCAGGGGCAGGCGCTTTGGTCTAGGAAATACCCCTCCATCCCGCTCCAAGGGCCGATCTCAAGCCAAGACCTGCTTGCGCTTAAAGCGCTTCCGGTCATGCCGGTTCGGCCTGTTTGGCGGCTGATCGGCGGCGTATTGGAGATTTGGCCGGCGCTTGCGAACGGAGAAACCGTTAACGGCGAATACCGATCGACAAACCCGATTGTGTCGGGTGACGGAATGACACGCAAGCCGCGCTGGACCAGCGACAGTGACTATACGCTGTTCCCGGAGATCATCCTGCGCCTTGGCCTGATCTGGCGCTGGAAGCAGTCCAAGGGTCTGGACTACGCAGAGGACTTCCGCAGCTACCAGCTCGAACGCGAGAAGAAGGCCGGGCACGAGGCGGGTGGTAAGATCGTTCGCATGACAAATACATGGAACATCGGCTCCGACCAATGGCCGGGCGTGATATCGGTAATTTCGCCGTGAGGCAGGCCCTTCGCCAGAAAAGCACGAACGGACAGGCCAACCGTCTTCCAACGTCGAGGGCGGCGTTCATCCCGAGCCCGACCAAGGGCTGGTATGTCGGAGCGAACCTAGCCGATGCACCCAAGGGCACGGCCTACATTCTCGACAACGCATTCCCCCAACTTGATTATGTGCGTATGCGCGGCGGGTCGGCTGCTTATGCGACGGGGATGCCGAACGCCGCCGTTAATACCCTGATCCCTTATATCAACGGCACGACAAGCAAGTTCTTTGCCGGCTGCAATGGGGGGATTTACGATGTAACTGGAGCGGGCGCGGTTGGGGCGGCTGCCGTTTCTGGTCTGAATTCGTCTGCCTATCTTGAGTATATCCAGTTCACAAATTCCGGCGCCACATGGTTGATAGTGGTGAACGGCGTTGATGCGGCGCAGCTTTACAACGGAACGTCATGGATTACGACGCCGGCCATTACGGGCCTCACCGGGGGTAATCTTGCCTTTGTCTGGCCGTTCAAGAACAGGATTTACGGCGTACAGTCCGCGAGCCTCACCTATTGGTATCTCGGGGTCAACGCGATCGGTGGGGCTGCAACATCGGTCGATATGTCGGGTATCTTCAGATATGGCGGTTATCTGCTTTGCGGAACGTCATGGTCGATCTCGTCAAACTCCGGCCTCTATGAGGTCTTTACGGTTATCACCTCGGAAGGCGAGGTGGCGATCTACGACGGATTGAACCCGACAGACACCGCTTGGACGCTGAAGGGCCTTTATAAGATTTCCAAGCCCTTGGGGCGCCGCTGCATCATGAAGGCCGGCGGCGATCTTGCCATCATGACAGAGGATGGCATTGTGCCGATGTCCTCCGTGATGACGCTGGATCAGATCGCGCTTCAGAACGTGGCTGTGACGAAACCGATTGCTCCGGCATGGCGTGATGCTGTGGTGGCTCGTCAGGGCCTCACTGGCTGGCAGATCACGACTTGGCCTCTCCAAAGCATGGGCATCATCAATTTGCCCAAGGTAAGCACGGGCGATGTCACGCAATTCGTGGCGAACGTGCGCACAGGCGCATGGGCTCGGTATCTCGGATGGGACGCGAACTGTTTCGCGGTCTATAATAACAACCTTTATTACGGCTCCTCTGACGGCCGCGTGATGCAGGCCGAAACTGGCGGACAGGACGACGGCAAGAACTACACATGGACGGTGTTTCCATCATACAGCGATCTGGGCAGCCCGGCGAACATCAAGCATGTGAAGATGGTAAGGCCACGGCTTCAATCAGCCTATACCGTCACGCCTCAGATCACGGTAAAGGTTGATTTTGATACGATCAAACCCGCATCGCCCACCGCCAGCTCGGCCGCTGCCACAGGGGCACTATGGGATACTGCGGTATGGGATGCGGCAATATGGCCGGCATCGCTGACTGATCTGTCCTTATGGAAGGATGCAGAGGGTTTTGGGGCAACGGTTTCGCCGGTCATCCAGTTGACTCTATCGACTTCGATCACGCCTGACGTTCGGTTGACGGCGATCGAACTGCTTTATGAAACTGGAAACGCACTTGGTTAGGCAGGATGACGAGGCCGCGCGCCAGTACATCTTGGATAGGCTCAAGGTCCACATCGCGCATCCGTTCATTGGTCTCTTGGTTGAACGCGACGGCGAAAGTATCGGGGCCGTCGTTTTAAACGATTACAGGCCAGGTCGAAACATCGAGTTGACGGTTGCCATAAGCGGTCCTTGGGCCGTGAAGGATTTCCGCGAAATCATCCGCTACTGCTTTGAGCGTGTTCGGCGGATCACTATGCGGACGAAATGCGATAATGCGCGGGC